TTAGCTAAAGAGTTTGTACCTAGTCCAGTATTGTAGCTACCTGTGGTATTAGCGTTTAAAGAGGCACGACCAAAACCCGCATTTTCTGTGCCTGTAGAGTTCGCTGCTAAAGATATATAACCAACTCCTGTATTATAATTAGCTGTCGTATTTAATGCCAGTGCATCTCTACCCACTGCTACGTTGCTGTGTCCTGTGGTGTTAGCGTATAAAGAATCATAACCGACTGCGGTGTTGTTAGATGCTGTGGTATTGTTTGTTAAAGCCCTAGAACCAGCAGCAATATTACTCGCGCCTGTTGTATTTTCTTCAAGCGCTTGATAACCAATAGCTACGTTATTATCTCCTGTTGTACTTACCTGTAAAGCCTCTGCACCTATAGCTACGTTTTTTGTTCCTGTAGTTGTACCACTCATTGATGCCCAACCATAAGCAGTGTTTGCGCTTCCAGTAGTTATCGCATCTCCAGAATTATATCCAGTCACAGTGTTGTAATTCGCTGTGGTCGCTGATAATAAAGCACTAGAACCTATAGCTATGTTTTGTGTTCCTGTGGTGTTTTCATATAAAGCTCTATAGCCAATACCAATATTATCATCAGCAGTTGTGTTATCTGTTAGAGCTTGCATACCAATACCAATATTTTTAGCTCCTGTTGTATTAACCAATAGTGCTGATGAACCTAAAGCGGTGTTAGAATTTGCGGTAGTATTAGCACCCAAAGCGCCATCACCGATAGCCGTATTATCATTACCTGTGGTGTTCGCATCTAGTGCATAAGCGCCTACCGCTACGTTATCTGTTCCTGTGGTATTTGATAACAAGACATTTCTACCCACTGCCGTGTTGTTGTCTGCGGTAGTGTTTGCATTTAAAGCGCTTCTACCCACTGCGGTATTCGATGACCCTGTTGTGTTAGCTTCAAGCGCTAAGCCACCTACACCTACGTTTCCACCGCCATCGGTGTTTGCTGTTAAAGCAGTATATCCAATAGCCGTGTTGTAATCTCCAGTACTGCTAACTAATAAAGCAGATGCTCCAACAGCAGTATTGTAACTGGCAGTGGTATTACCACCCATAGCGTGATCACCGATAGCGGTGTTGTCTGTGCCTGTGGTATTGGCATCTAATGCTTGGGCACCGACTGCCGTATTGTCTACACCTGTGGTGTTTTCTTCCAGTGCTTGATAGCCAACCGCAACATTGTAACTAGCAGTGGTATTGCTCTGCAAGGCTTCTCTACCGACAGCTACGTTATAGTCTCCTGTGGTGTTTAAGCTCAGTGCCGTATAACCAATTGCTATGTTTGAGCCACCAGTTGTAGTATTTTGACCAGAAAGCCTACCAACAAAAGTGTTAGCGTTGGCTTCAGTGATGTCAAGTCCAGCATCTTTTCCTATTAAAGTGTTTCCAGCGCCAGTAGTGACTGCCAGTCCAGCATCTTTCCCCACTGCTGTATTAGAATGCCCTGTGGTGTTTGCTGTTAAAGCTGATCTACCGATTGCTGTGTTATAGTCTGCTGTGGTGTTAGCGTCTAAAGCTGTAGCACCAACCGCTACGTTGTCTGTTCCTGTGGTGTTTGCTAATAAAGCACTTTTTCCAATAGCTGTGTTGTTATCTGCGGTTGTGTTTGCTGACAAAGCCAACTGACCAATAGCTATATTGTTACTACCTGTGGTGTTAGCGTCTAAACTTCTTTCTCCCACTGCTACGTTTGAGGCTCCTGTAGTGTTAACCAATAATGATGCTGAACCGACAGCTACATTTGTAGAACCAGTTGTTATTGCCCCACCAGCATTGTCTCCAACTGCCGTATTGTCCGATCCTGTAGTCACTGCATCAAGGGCAGCTTCACCTATCGCTACGTTATCCGTTCCTGTCGTTATGGCTGTGCCGAGTGATCCAGAACCCAGTCCGACATTGCCTGTACCACCTGTTAGGTCTAATACATCGGTTACTGCTGCGCCACTTCCTGCGCCATCGCAAACAATCATCTTGATTCCGCCATTCGGAATCACAACATTAGCGCCTGATCCCTGAGAAATCGAGACTGCGTATCCAGAAGAGTTCTGAATCACCCATGTTTTATTAACTGTGTTTGGAGCAAGCGTTACTGTGTTTAAAGCGCTGATTGATCCTGTCAGCGTCAGAACAAAAGCTCTGGCTGCATCGGAAGCACCATCTGCCATTGTAATTGTGTGAGTTGTGCCTGTGATGGCTTCTGAGCCACTACCCCATGCTTCCGCCACCAATTCTAAATTTGTATTGGTACTCGTTCCCCAAGTACCCGACTCATCGCCTGTGGCGATTTCTTTAAGTCTTAGATCGTTTACATAAGTTGCCATAATTTTTTCCTATATTAAGCCACCTCTTGCCAGTCAGCATCTTGAGATGTATCTATATTACTATAATTTTTTGTTTGTGAATCATCAATATTTGACCAATTTGGGGTTTGTGAATCATCAATTTCAGACCAGCTTGCTGTTTGTGAATCATCAATATTTGACCAATTTGGGGTTTGTGAATCATCAACTAATCCCCAAACAAGTAATTTTGTAATTGCTCCTGTTGCACCTACTCCTGTAATAGAAGTATTTGAATGAGCATTTATTGTTATATCACCAAGCGCACTTGTTATAGCGTCTTGAGTGACTGATATAATATTATTAGTCGTTAGGGTTATAGTGCCTAACGATGTTGTTCCTGCTAATCCCGTAGGATAAACATTGGCATCACAGGTAACTGTCTCATCACCTTGAGAAACAGTCGATGCTGTACCGCTAACACCAACAAGAGCAACACCATTTGCAACAACTGTGCCTATTGCAGTAGTACCAGCTACTCCTGTTTCACTGACATTAGCATCTCCGCTAACTGATTCTGCGCCTAAAGCTGTAGTTCCCGCTAATCCTGTAACAGATATATTTGCAACGCCTGTAGCAGTTAAACTATCTACTGCTCCTGTTGCCGATACCCCTGTTTCACTAACATTAGCTTGCCCTGTTACAGTTAATGAGCTAACTGCACCTGTTCCAACGACACCTGTTTCTGTAACAATGGCTGTACCAGTAGCGGTTAAACTACCAATACCACCAGTGGCTGCAACACCTGTCTCTGCAACATTGGCATCACAACTAACAGTTTCTGTTCCTAAAGCACTAGTTCCTGCAACCCCCGTAAGGTTTACAGTCATATTGTGAGGCTGACCCCATGCGCCAGAACCCCATGTGGAACGACCCCAACCGACAGCCATTAGCTGTCCTTACGCTATTCTAATAACAGCGTTACTTGCGTCTGCGGTTGGAAAAGATATTGTAAAACTACCTGCTGTACTTGTTTTGTCTCCGCCAAAATCAAACACTGCAACTGCTGGATCGCCTGATGCTGTATCGTTATAAATCATACAACCTCTCGCAGTAACAGTAGCTGTTCCAAAAGTTAGATCAGCAAAATCGGTGTACGCAGTTGTTCCTGATGTTGTCGGGTTCACGTTTGTTAAAGCTGCTCCACCCGCAGTATAGTTCGTTCCTGATGCTTCTTGTCCTGTGCTATAGGCTGTAGTAGCAGCACTCATAGTCGCAGAGCTAGTATACAAAGCAAGTTTAAAAGAGTTTCCTCCAGATGCTTTAAAGTTATGTACGCCTTGCAGAAGTTCACTTTTGAAAGAAGTACACATTGCTTGTGTTATAGCCATTATAGCCTCCTAATAATTTCAGCTAAGTCCTTATGACCTTGCTGTTCTAATTGATTCCCTATAGTACACATATGGTTTTTAATCGCCTCATGCATATAATAAGCAATGATTTTGTAGCACAAATTTTTAAAAGCGTGTGCTTGTGCTTTAATTTGCGGTGGTGCTGTATCGCTTACCGAAATAATCTTTTGTGTTGCCATCTCAGCAACTTCTTCTGGAGTATGACCCCTCTTTTCAGTTGTCTTAACCCCTAAATTTCCTATAGATATTGTAAAAGAATCTGTTTCCATTAGTATTTTTCTGGCTCTGGTGGATTTAAATCTATATCATTTCTGTCTATTTTACCAACTGGCTTTAGCTTTTCTTCTATCTGAACCTCAGAAAACTTGCAAACCTTTATTCCAGAGCCATTTTGATAAGTAACCTTTGGGTCATCTAATCTATGATAACCATAAAGTTTGTCTTTAAAGCCTATATCTGTATCCAATAATGATGATGTTGGGGCAATTGAGACATTTATGCCAGCATCAATACATTTAGACAACCAAAACTCAACACAAGCCCTACCAGCTTCTGCAAAGTGCATATTGCTTTTATAGGTAAAATCTACACCAAAAATAGAAATGCTTTTGACATTTAACCACAAAGCATAAGCAATCGAATAAGCAATTGTATTGTTAAAATAAGAACACCCTAGTTTTTCTACAATATCTTCTAATGGATATTCTTCAACAGCAGGAACTCTTTCATCTAACTCACAAGAATAAATAGGATAATATGCTGTAGGTAAAACTAATCTCATCATTTCTGTCATAGAACCCGCATCTTCTGAATTTAAAAAACGATCCATTGGGTCTAATATAAATGCCCTATCTATACGAGGCAAAACACCTATCATTGCATTTATTGCCCAAACTTCATCAAAAGATACACTATGGACTTGGGATAAATGAAAATCAATTTGGCTTTTGCCCATACCAACTATTGCAATATTTTTATCTTTGTTTTCCTTTTTAGGACTATCAAACATCTATTTTTCTTTGCCCATCCCTATAAGCATCTTTTCTATTATAACCATCTGATAATAAAGTTAATTTTTGTAAAGACTCTTGAAATCTTTTTTCATAATTAGCAAGAATATCAGGCTCACCCTTCATAAAAGTATATGCTTCTACTAAACTTCCATAAAGCAAAAGCTCTGGTGCATTTGTTCCAAGCCAAGTTGTTCCACTTGATGCTGCTGTTATTGATTCTGGAACATAATAATAATGTAACTCTACATTTAAATTAGCATTTGGAGTTGGTCCAACAATAAAAGAATTGTCATCAAACTGTGCATAATGTTTTGGAACTCCAGTTGTTGAAGCAGAAGGATACGCTTCTCTAATAAAACTTACGTCTGTATTTAAAAGATAACTATAATCACTATCACTATCTAAAACAGCCAAAGAAAATGGATATAAATAATCATCAGGAGCAGTTAAATACTGGCTTCCAGATGTTAATGAACCAGTAACATTTTTCCTAAAATTAGGTAACTCAACTGATTTTACTATTCTATCTTCAGCTTGTTGAATCATCGTTCCTAAATCAGCAACAAATGTTGACTCAGTATTTTGTGTATAATCCTGTATAGCTGATTTTAATGTTGTATATGTCCAACTCATTCTGTACTCACTGTTAGTTTTCCTATTTCACCTTTTATATTTAAACCCATTGTACTAGAGCCAAATGCCGTAACTCCTCCGCCTATAGGATCAAAAGCTGAATAACTTGTGGATGATTTTTTTCCAGTATCAACTCTAGGATTATAAAGACTTTGTGGATCAGATGTATTTACTTGACCTAATTTTAACTGTGGTTGATCTTCATCCAAACATGTCGGACAAACTCTTAATCCATTTCTTTTACTGTCTTCTATTTGATATTTTAAAAGACTTAGTTTGTATGTAAAACCACAACGATCACACTGACCTAATGCTTTACTTGCTCTTGCATATGACATTAGTAACCACTAATTGATAAATCAGGAACAAATCTTACAGCAGCTTTTTCTCTATCTGCATCACTAGCTTCATCCCATAGCTCCATATATCTTTGTCTAATCATAGGAACTCTTTGTATTGCTTCTGGAGACTTACAAGCTAAATTATATGCCAAAGCATATGTTAAGCATGGTAAGTATCTTGTTGGAACATCTGCGTTATTACTAGCAACTGTCCCCACATCTTCAATTCTTTTTACATAATCATAAATAAGAGTATATGTTTCAGCAGAATCGGGCGTTGCCCAAAGAACTATTTTTACTGCATCATTGTCTTTATCAACATAAAACTGTGTCGGTTTAGATTGTGTTAATTTACTAGCTTGATGATTGTATTCTGTTCTAGAAATACGATTTAGTCTTTGGTCAAATTGATCATTAACATTGCCTGCATTGGTTCTAATAGAAACATCTACAATATCTAATGTGCTAGATTCTGCAGTATAACTGCTTGTTCCAGCTACTAATGTTGCAGACCCTTGTTCTACAGTCCAAAGATTTAATCCTTTATTTTGCCACTCTAAAAATACTAAATTTAAAGCTCTTCTGGCTCCACGATAACTATATCCAGAGCGTAACTCCAAACCACAAAGATCATAAGCCTCTTCCATAATATCGCTTATATCTAAATTAAATGTAGTTGTTCCGCTTGTAGCCATTGTTATCTATGTCTCCTTGTTTTTTTAGCAATACTTTTAGGTTGTTTAGAATGTTGTTTTCCTTTTTTAGTATCTTCTCGTTTTTTACGAGTTGTTGCAGCATATTCTTTAGAACTTAAAGATTTTATAGCACTATCAGGCAAATATCTTTCACCTGTTTTAGATGAAGGTTTTCCACTTTTAGTTTTCCAATCTTGAGCAGTCCAATCTTTTAAATCTCTTTGTCTTTGTTTAAGGGGTGGCATTATTTATAGCCCCCACCTTTTGCTTTATATTGTTTAGCAAGCATCTGTGCTTTTCTTGCAGACCACTGACCTGCTTTACCGCCTTTTGTTCCTGCTTTAATTCTATTAAATAAATTTTTACGCATCGTAGGCTTAGTATAATTACCAGCTTTATTTACAGTAGATTTTCTTTTTTTTCTAGTTGACATAATTTACCATTTTTCACGATTAGCCCAATAAGCTGCTGACATTTTACCTTTGGCTATATTTTTACCATGCCTAGCTTTAAAAGACTTACGCCTAGCTTTTTGTTTTTTAGACTCACCTTTCTTTGGTTTACCTGCTGTTTTAACACCTTGTTGTCCAAATCTTATAGTTTTAACTTTACTGCCTTCTTTGGCAACAACAATATGAGATTTTTTTGGATGATTGGGCGTTCTTTTTGGTTTGTTATATCCGCTAACTCCCGCCCTTTTTAAGCGAGAGTCTTTTTGCGCTCTGGACATTACATTCCTCTATCATCTGCTTTTGTTCGTCTAACAGCAGGTCCTCTTCTGCCGAGTCGTCGCTTTGTGCCGAGTCGTCGCCCTGTTATACCTTTACCTAAACCAGCACTTGATTTACCGCTACTGGTGGCACCTTGTTGTCCGCTTACATCTAATGGGGCACCTAAATCTAATGCGCCACCTAAAGCTTTTTTGGTTACGCCACCACCAAACATTTTTTTAGCATATTCCTTATAAGATTGTACTTTTTTTTCAGTGCCAACTTCCGTTGCGCCACCGCCTCTAAATGAACTACTGACTGGAGCATTTGGTTTAAAAACACCACCACCCATATACATACTTCGGTTCTTTTTTTTAAGACCCATATCTTTTTTA